GCAGCGACGTGGCGGCCGTGAAGTCGGTGCTGCGGATCTTGTACGTGTACCCCTCGCTCGACTCGTCGGTGACGTGCATGAACCCACCAGCCAGGCAGTCGTCCGAATGGGCCGTGGTGATGTTGCTGTTCTTCAGGTACAGCGTCTCCGTGCCGGCCGGGATCGCATCCCAGGCCGCCGCTGCCGCCGTCTTGAAGCAGGCGTTCATGGTTTTCACCACCTGGCTGGTGGTGTCAGCCGCGGACAGCTTGCCCTGAGAGCAGGCGCTCTTGAAGTGTGCGTACCGGAACACGCGGCCGTCCTCAAACGCGAGGCGGTAGCCGAGGGGGTAGTTCTGCGTGGAGGAGGCGTCGTGCAGACCCTGGCGAGCCTTGCCTCCGGTGATGAGGCTGATGCCCCCCACCTTGGCGGGACCGGCGGTTCCGCCGTCCCAGAAGCTGTTTCCCGGTGCCATGATGTGTTCTCCTTCGCCCTATGGGCTGGCTCAAGGGGGCATTGGCTTGCCCCCAGGAGGGGTGCGTTACACGGTGATGGCGTGAAGGACGCCCTGTCGGGCCCGGTGGTTCGTGGTCAGCTGCGCGCCCAGCACGACGAAGGCGACCTTCGCCAGCTGGTTGGCCGGCTCGCGGTAGGGCGTCTTGGCGAAGTTCTTGCCCTCCTGGATCTTCAGCTTCAGGTACTTGGTCTGAAGCATGTAGATCCGGCCGTCGGCGGCCGCGTAGGGCGCGTCACGGTCCGGGATGATCTTCATGCCACGGAACATGGGCCGGGTCCCGTCAACGCCGTTGGTATCCTTGGGCGTCAGGCGCATGAAGCCGGTGGACTCGAAAATCGCTTCGTAGGCACCGTAGACGTTGAAGTCGGTGATCGCCAGGTCGGGCGTGTCGTTGCCCTCGCTCACGGCGTTCCAGAGGTCGCGCATCGCCAGGATGCCGTTGTACATGTCCGTGTAGACCGTGGACTTCACTCCGAACTTGTCCGTACTGTAGTTCGTCGAGTAGGCCACGCGGGTGTTGTCCCACCAGGTCTCGTTGGTGGAGTTGATCCCGCCCACGGTGGCGCCAGCCGTCGTGCTGACGATGTCCTGGAGGCCGAGCATGGACTTGCCACCCACCACGGCCGCGCTCAACAGCTGCGCGTTGACGCCGTCGAAGGCGGTGATCATGCTCTGCTTCATCTTCGCTTCCAGCAGGGACATGGCGCCGTCTGCGTTACGCGCCTCCGTCTCCTCGGTCATGGAGATGGTGGTCGGCACGTAGCCGTAGCGGAACTGGTAGAACGCCGCCGTGATGCCGTCCACGGCGTCGGTGTTCAGCGGGTCGTACCCGTCGAACCAGCCCCAGGAGTTCAGGGCGTACATGAGGTCTTCCTGGATCTCCTTCCCGCCGGTCTCCGTCTCCACCATCTTGCCCTTGCGGAACTCGGACAGGGTCGGGTAGGAGTCGCTGATGTTGTCGGTGAGGCGCTTGCGCTTCGCGCGTCCCGTCAACGTCCAGGCGGCGTCCCAGGACTCGGTGGTCTGCGTCGCTGCCATGATGGCTCACCCTCTCACTTGGAGAACCCCAGCTCTGCCAGGGCTCCCAGCAGTTCGGAATCGGAAAGCGGCCCACTGCTCTGGCCGCTGACGGGGGACCCGTTGGGACCGCCGGCGACCGACCGCTTGGCCGCGGCACGCACGGCCTGGTCTGTCTCCCGGGCCGCGGCCACGTTACTGGCGGGCGGGGCCCCCAGCAACAGGTCGGCGGCTTCCTGTACGGTGAACGGGCGTCCCGTCTTCGGGTTAGGACTTCTCACCAGCGCCGCGATGGTGGGGGCGACCCCTTCCAGGGCGGCCTGTCCGTGCTTCTGGACGGCGGCCTGGAGGTCGCTCACCTGGCCGGCCATGGCCTGCTGCTGGGCCCTCTGGGCCAGCTGGACGACGTACTGCTCGACCAGCTGCAGACGCTGGGTGATCGGGTCGAGACTCGGAATGGCCGATCCCAGCTCGCGCTTCAGGATCTCCCGCACCACGTCGATAGCGCCGTGTTCCTCGGGGTCGAGGCGGGCCTTCAGGTCGGCGTAGGGGTCGTCCTTGGGCTGCAGCTTCTCCAGGGTCTCCGCGATCCTGCCGGTCTGCAGCTGCGCGTCGAGCTGCTGGCGCATCTGGGCCATCTGGCGTTCGAGGTCGGCGGCGCGCTGCGAGGCGCGCGTCTGCTCGGCCTGCTGGGCCTTGAGGTGCTGCTGGTAGGGGCGCCACTCGGCCGGCAACTCGTCCGGCTTGGCGCGGTACCAGTCCACCTTGGCGGGATCGAAGGACTTCTGGGATGCGGGCTGTCCGTTACCGCTGGGCGCGGAGGGTTTCCGGGCGGGGCTGTCGGGCTCACCGCCGAAGTCGGCCGCGAAGCCGTCGTCGGTGTCCGTAGTAGCTGCCGCCGGTGGAGCCCCCGAACTCAGGGTGGCCGGACTCTGGGCGATGGGGTCGGACTCGGTCACGTTACACGCTCCTCACTCGGGTGGCCCCCCAGCCCAACGCAGCCGATCTGAGGGCTTCGGCCGCTGGGGCTGTGCGGGAACTGCGTCTTGGTAGAGCTTGGCGCCATGCACCCGGTCGGATGCCTCCTGGGCGCCATACTGCCGCAGCACTCGCTGCTTATGAGCATAGTCAACAATCACGTCCCCGCCAAGTGCAGGCTCGGGACGCCCGTACAGTCCCGAATGGGACGGGTGAATGAAGTTGCGGGTGCCGATCACGCGCTGCGCCGTCTCTTGCCCGCACTTCGGGCACATTACGGCCGGCTTGGACTCGGCATACGTCCTCCAGTAGACGTCTTCCACGACGCCCCCGCACGGGCAGCTGTAGTCGTAAATGGGCATAGCACACCGGCCTACCGAACGTAGAGCTGCACGAACATCCAGAGGACCATGTTCTCGGTCTCCTCTGGCTGGGTCTTCATGTCCCAGCCGTAGGCGCCGTTGAGAGCCACGAGGCCGCCGTGAACGAAGCGCCGGCGCTCGTTCATGGGGAGGTGGCGGCACTGCTCGTGTAGCTCGTCGGCCAGCTTGATGATCTTGGCCGACACCTGGGTCCAGCTGTCAAACGAGCCGATGGTCTTGGCTTCCTCGTACATGGCGTCCCCCCTACCCCTGGTTGGGATTGATGCTCACGGACTGCCCCATCCGCTGCGAGTTGCTGCGGACCTGGGACTGCAGCCCGGACGCGGTTTCCAGCTGCGACCGGGAGCCGGCGGCGTCACGCATGGACGGAATGGCCTTCCCGCCGCCAGGGGCCCCGCCGCCCGGCTTGCCGATCTGCTGCTGGAACTGCTGGTGCTGGGCGACGTGCTGCTGGAACAGCTGCACGATCATCTGCGGGGCCTGGGGGTTGGTCTGGACCAGGCCCTGGATGAACTGCAGGATCTGCGGGTCCTGCTGGGCCTTCATATGCTCGGCCAGGTGGACGTCGTGGTCCTGGGTCGGGAGGACCCCGGGGTCCATCATCCGGCTGGCGATGAACTGGTTCTCCAGCTGGGCGGCGCGGGTGGCCTCCATATCCAGCTCGGGCCCCAGGAAGCGGTCAGGGTTGGGCACCCGGAAGGTCCGCAGGAGCATCTGGATGACCTCGCGGCGCTTGATCTCGGGAATCTGGATCAGGTGCTGCACGAGGGCCAGGGTGTCCTCCTTCTCCAGCTGCTCGAACAGGGGCCGCATGGAGTTGGCTTCGATGCGGATCTTGAAGCGCACCTTGAGCATGTCGCTGGTCATGGCCTGGTAGGCTTCCAGGCCGTTACGCTTGCCCATGGAGACCAGGAAGCTGTTGGGCAGGTAACGCTCGTCTGACATGATCCGAAGCAGGTTGTAACTCGTGACGCGATACGCCTCGGCCACGGCCTCTTGCAGCCACTCGCGGTTCAGCTGCCCGAAGCTGGCGATCAGGGACGCCTGCATGGCGGTCATGCGCGAGCTGCCGCCGGACAGGGCCAGCTGCGAGACCTGCAGGACCTGGTCCTCGTACTGGCGCAGGTCGGCCTCCAGACCCAGCTGGTCCTGGGGCACCGCGGCGAACTGCAGCTCCCGGAAGGCCTTGTCGATGTCGTTGACCCAGAGGACGCTCCCGTCCTCGGCGCGCTTGATCTCCCCCTCGACATCGGGGTTCTGCTCGCGCTCGCTGCGCTGGCCCAGGAGGATGCGCGAGAACCGCTTCAGCAGGTCCGCGCGGCGCGTGACGCTCTCGGTGATGCCCTGCTGCTCGTCCCGCACGTACTCCAGCATGGGCTGGCCGTGGATCGACTCGTCGGACAGGTCGAACTTGATGGCGTGGTACGGGAACCCGTGCCGCACCAGGTAGGCGCCGGTGGGCCGGAACTCCCCGGTCAGCAGGGGCCGCTGGGTCTCCGGGTCGATGATGACGGAGGGCTCCATCTCCAGCAGGGGGTGGTCCACGTCCTCCAGGGGCGCGTCCACGCCCTCGGCGATCACCAGCCGGCGGCGGTGGATGCGGTCGTGGACCTCGTAGAGCTGAACCATCTCCCCGGACTCCAGGGCCTCGTCGTAGGCCGACTGCTCCTCGCTGGAGTTAAAGGGGCTGGTCTGCATGTTCTCGAACATCACGGACTCGGTGTCCGTAACGCGGATCGGCTTCACCTGGTCGCGGTGCGCGAAGCGGTCATCCTTCTTCACGAACTCCAGCGGCACCAGCATCTTCTCGATGAGCCAGCGAGCCGTGCCCAGGCTGTGCGGGGCCGTGAGGGGGTCCACGAGCATGTTGAACGGACTCACCCGGCGCACATACGGGAAGTCGTTTTCCATGTCGTCGGCCATCACGTAGGGGGCGATGATGTCGTTACTGCCGGGCGGGTTGTAGCCGAACTTCAGCCACCCCAGGGAGCAGTGCAGCGCGTCGAAGATGGCCTGCTGCATCTCCCGGCGCACGTTACAGACTTCCAGGGCGCTGTTGGCGATCTGCTCCAGCAGCTCGGCCGTGTACTGATAGTCAGGGTCCTTGACGGTGAAGAACATGGCCGGGTACTGAAACGCGATGGCCGCCACGAGCTGGCGCACCAGCGGGTAGAAGCGGCTGACGCGCACCACGTCTTCCTGGGCGTAACCTGGAACCTCCATCTCCAGCCGATAGAGCTTCAGCAGTTCACGCCAGACGAGGCGCTTGGGCTGCATCCACTTCTCGCAGATGGCGATCTCTTTGCGCCAGTACTCCACCGTCTCGTTGGCGTTCATAGCACCAGGCTCCTTCTACGGCGATGCTCGGGTTTCCTGTGGACCTCCATGCTCTTCAGCACGTTGGCCCCCAAGATGGGGTTGCGATCCGGGGCCGCCACGGCCAAGGCTGGCTTGTAGACGTGCATCATGGCGTAACGCAGCTCGTCTCCGGCGTGGTCCTCTGCGTCGCTGTCCACATCTTCTGGGTTGGCCGGGTCGCGAGGCAACGCAGGAAGGGTGTTGACGAGGGCGTCATTCCAGCCTCGGAAAGCCTTGAATCGGCCTTTGACCAGGGCGTCGTTGATGTTACGCCACCCGGTGATGCGGTCGTTGTTGGCTGGGGTGAGAAATAGGTTGCCAGCGGCAAACACGTCGGCCGGGGAGGTGACGACCTGCTCGCTGGAGAGGCGCCGGCGGGTGAACATGCTGGGGTCTACGTAGATCACCGACGGGCGCCGGCCGGCTGTAAACGGGCAGGCGTCGATCATCTTGTTGATGGCGTCGGCGTGCTGCGACCCAGACTTGTTCGCCATGTAGTATCCCTGGATACGGTAGACCGTGAAGTCGTGATCCACCGTGTACAGGCCGAAGCTCGTCGGTGAGGCTTCGCCGTAGTCCATGGCTCCGAACAACGGCCACGACTCTGGCACGTCGAAGGAGTCAATGACCACGTCGTTAGTGTCCCAGGACGAGAAGTATTGGCCGACGAAGACGTCCCAATCACCCGTCAGCCACGCCTTGACCAGGGCCGCGTCCCCGACGCCGCGCAACCTGCTGGCGTAATTCGGGTCGTTGTGCATCAGGATGTGGTTATCGGTGAGCCTGGACCTGATAAACATCCTGGTGTCGCCCGTCTCCGGGTCGGTGATGATCGTGCTCTCGGGCGCGGGGTCGATGAAGTAGCTCTTGACGGCGATGTGGCCGGGGCCGCCAGGGTTCCCCGTCGCACGGATGCGCTTGACGGGAATCGAGATAGAGCCGACGCGCAGACACGCCTTCAACTTGTGATACGCACGCAAGGAAGGCCATGATGTTAATTCGTCGAAGCCAATCCATGAGTTCCTATTGACCAGCCCTTGACTTCCTGTGATGTAGTGGTTAACTTCTTGCACTGTTAGGTCATACACCAACCGAGGTCCGCAAGGAGACAGGGTCAATGCCACGTCGCGAGTTCGGAGCAGGGGGAATCGAGGCTCTCCTGTATACGGGTGGGCATACGCAGGTTCGCAAGTCCGGCTATGTCCTTGAGTACTGCCCGAATCATCCTGCGTGTAACGCGAGAGGGATGGTGCTACAGCACAGACTTGTGATGGAGAGGCACCTTGGGCGCTTGCTGTCGGGAGTTGAGGTTGTTCACCACCTGAATGGCGATCCGGCAGACAATCGCCTTGAAAACCTCGCTCTCCTTCAGGGCCAATCGGAGCACATCCGCCAGCACGCCAAAGGCTCTGCAAAGAGGTATAGCCAGGCGTTTCATGATGCCCTGCGCGCTGCGATGGCCGACGAGTCAGAGACTCTGCAATCTGCGGCAAAGCGCCTTGGAGCGTCTCCAATGACCATTGAGGCAGCCCTTCGCGAGATGGGGGAAACGTGGCCGAGTCGGGTGGTGTGCCACAAGGCTCGCCATGCTCGCGAGTTCGTACTGCACACCTTGCAGACATGCTCACGCAAGGAGGCCTGTCGAATCCTTGGGATGTCTGTGATGTCCCTGTGGCGCTGGTATGGAGAAGAGATGCAGCAGACTGCCAGGACGAAGTCCCTAGCAGGGGGTGGTCGATTGGGTGGCACTGTAAAGAGGTGGTCCCGTGAAATACCTCAACACATTCCTTGATCTGCGGGACCATGGTGCCAGTGACCGTCCTCGGCCCCTCCAGGGTCTGCACCATGTCTCCTACGCGCACACGCTCGATGGGGACCATTGACCCGTCGGCCATCCACACGAGAGTTCCCTCTGCAACGCAGTAGGCGTGGCCTTGATAGTGATCTGCGTCTGCTTCATGCTTCAGATGGCGAAGACGCAACATGGCG